CACAGCACAGCCAGTTGGTGACAAGCCCAGCACAGCACAGCCCAGCCAGTTGGTGACAAGCCCAGCACAGCACAGCCCAGCCAGTTGGTGACAAGCCCAGCCCAGCCCAGCCCAGCACAGCACAGCACAGCCAGTTGGTGACATGCCCAGCACAGCACAGCCCAGCCAGTTGGTGGTGGTGGTGGTGGTGGTGACAAGCCCAGCACAGCACAGCCAGTTGGTGACAAGCCCAGCCCAGCACAGCACAGCCCAGCCAGTTGTTGGTGGTGGTGGTGGTGGTGACAAGCCCAGCCCAGCCCAGCCCAGCCAGTTGGTGGTGGTGGTGGTGGTGGTGGCGACATGGGGATGGCGTGGCAAAAGGTCGCCATTGTAAACTGTACACTGTACACCACCTTAGGTACGTACGTACGTAGGTACGTACGTAGGTACTTACTTAAAGTGCCATTCTGTTCCGAATGTTCCTGGAATGTTCTTTTCCTGGAAAAACATGGTCGGTGGGTCCGAGTGTTGTAGGCTCATAACTTTATTTCAACACCAATGACGACCCGTACTGTTTCCCAAATGCTTTCTGGACGGGGTGATGCACTGAATGATGCCATGGATGATGGTCCCGATGTTGAACTGGTGTCGCCTCCCAAGAAGGAGCGCCGGTCTTCTTCTTCTTCTTCCTCGTCATTCAGGTTGTCTGTTGCTCCTGCTGTTGCTCCTCCTCCTTCAAGTGTGGATGAAGAGGACTTAAAATGTCCTGTGTGTCTGGAGATGTTGACGAACCCGTTGGCGCTCCTATGTGAGGTGGTGCACTACATTTGCGCTGGGTGTTGGGAACAGTGTGACCATAGGTGCCCCACATGCCGGAGGTCCCACACCAGTGCTCCTCCACGCGCCGGAGTATTAATGGAGAAGCTGCTCGACCAGTTTCTTGTTGTGGTGGCGTGTGGTAAGTCCGTGGTCCGCAGCAAGCGGTCGATCCACACAGCGGGGTGCCTGGAGTGTACGGTGGCTGAAAACACTGAAAAAGAGCAGAAGCTTAAGTCTGATATCTCAAAGCTTAAGTCTGATAACTCAAAGCTTAAGTCTGATAACTCAAAGCTGCGCGTGGATCTGTCCAGGGCAAAGGATCTAAATGATCATCATCAAGGCCATATCAACGCGCTGCGGGATGAGTGGGACAACCATTACCACCACGGTGCTGTGCCAAGCCCTCCGCCAAGCCCTCCGCCAAGCCCTGCGCCAAGCCCTCTGCCAAGCCGATAAGCAGTTATAAACCGGGTGTGAGTCTCCACTGCACCGTTGGGTGGTGTTGTGTACAACATCAATAAACTTTTTATTATTCTTATTTTGGTTTCACTGTGACCCCCCACCAATGTGTCAATGATTGTCATTTACATTTGTATGTTTATAGCTGTATGTTTATAGCTACATCTACCACCGAAGAGCACTTGCGCTTTTTGTTTCTGTCGGTGTCGTAACGTGCTACCTCACTAAGACCTTTCCACGCGTCCACTTGCTGTATGTGATTGGCCTTTAACTTTTCCAGTTTTTTTGCATGGCGGGCCTTTATCTGTTCTAGCTGTTCCAGTTGTTTTGCACGGCTGGCCTTTACATGTTCCAGCTGTTCCTTATGCTGTGTTTGTTAGGGTTTGAACGGCCTCTTTCCGTGCAACCACAGTGCTAATTCTGTGGTAACATCGTTTCTGGTGGCCATGAGGGAGACTCGGTTGTCACCAGCACCAGCACCAGCACCAGCACCAGCACCAACCACCACGCTCTGATTCTCAAAACATTTCACCACCCGGACACGGAGACGCTCATCTTCCAACCCCATTGGCAATTGCTGTGTGTGGTAGCGCTGGAGTATGTCAATCTGTGCCAAAATATAATCCCTTTCCAGTGGTCTCTGACATCCCAAAAGGGATACATACTAGAGGAATACGTCTCTCAAAACAGTAGCGGAGTTTTCTCAGATCGCGCTCATGTGCCATCATGCAACTGGCGCTGTATGTGGTGGAGTCTGGTGCACCGTGGATAGTGCGTAGTGCTGCGGGCCCTGGAACTCCATCAAAATGTCCACCTTGTTGGCGTGCACCAAAAAGTCAAAGCGAAGCGATCTGTTGAGGGCACTTTTAAGTTCTGGGAATGAAACCTGTTCTTTAAACTGTAGCCCAGCTGCGCGCAAATATTCAACAACCCTTTTTTCTCCAGAGCTGCGTTGGGGTGACTCCATGTTGGGGTTGGGTGACTCGGGCCGTTGGGGTTGAACGGCCCGAATGTTGTTTCCCACAACTGGTGGTGGTGGTCGTTGTGCGCGGTACCTGGCCACCACCACCCGTTGGTTCCAGGGCACGTGGTTCCTGGCACGTGGTTCCTGGCACCCACGTGAGACACTGGTCCACCACACCCGATCATAATCGATTGACCGTGATGAATATTCCCAAATTGAAGCTGCTGCAGCTGGAGAGGATTATGGGTAATCGTGCCAGTACATCTGGTAAATTTAGCAACATTTCAAAGAAAACCGTGCTACTGTGTGTGTACGATGATTGGAAGGTTTATGTCGGCGTTGCTACTTCTCTAGATGGTGATGGTAATCCGTCTGGGTATACGGTACACCGTAAGCACCGTACTCCCCGTGATCTAGTTGACGTGGTGTGGACACGTCCGTTCAATGGATCCTACTCCACGGCTACGCAGTATACATACACTCACGAGTTTGATACAATGCTTTCCAAATCTGTGTATGTGCTATCGGAGGCGTTTCTGAATCCCAAGAATGACATGGTTATGATACCATCTCCTGTGTCTTTACTCGTTGACCGTCTGTTAGCAGGCGAACGTCTTGAATCTCCAACCAAGTATCTTGCCGAAAAGAAGCTGTATGATACAGAAAAAGTAAATCTCAACATTGCCCTTGCGAAGTATGCGGAAAACATGCGGGAGAAGGCTAACCGTGTCAGCCGCAAAGAGACGCACGCGCTGTATCTTGACGCGGCTACCGCGTTTACTACCTCAAAGCTGTTAGAGTACACTAACTACAAGGTGTCACAGCTGCACGCGCCCAACGATGACCAGAAAACGTGCATGAAACTGTCGGAGAAATTTCCTAAACTTGACGCGCAGCATATGTCCATTGGTGCATTTGAAGAGGGTTTTTGTGAAGAACTCCCCGGTCTCAGCTTTGTGTGGATTGATGGCATGGGGACATGGAACGGGCGTAAAGGCTCGGATCGTTCCACTAAAATGGACGTGCGTAATTTATTTCGTTACAAAATGTTGGCACCATATGCAGTTGTTGCGTACAGTGTGTCTACTCGCGGGGTGAAGGCACCCAACGAACATAAAAAGTGCCTACGTGACGTCCGTTTTTGGATGGGTAACTGTGGGCGCAAGTACAACACGTTGAAACCCGCGTTCTACGTAGTTACTGGTGGTGTTTTTACGACCATTCTTATCGTAAAGCAAGCAAACATACGCAAACACTAGCTGGGTGGTGTTCCGGGCCGGTAGCAGTAGCAGCAGTAGCAGTTGGCCAGCCCGTCAGTTGGTAGTGTATAGTTGTGTTTATTGTACCGGACAAAGCCGGTGAGTCCGGAGCTCATCAGTTGCTCCACTGAACACAATAATAATAAAACGTCAATCAAATCAACTTTACCACGCAAACTGGGTGATGTTAATTGACACCACTACGTTTCCTTTTGTTGGAACCCACAGGGATTATGGGCCGTAATTCTGGGTACACTGACGTGAGCAATCGACTCGTGCGCTTGTAAAAGTCGTTGGCGTACTCAGTACGCTGCTGTGTGTTCATAGGCTCCAGGGCAGTCCGTATGTTCATGAGCTGTAGTTCCTTGCTGGCTTGTATCTGTTCAAGGGGAGGTCTAGGTGAAACCCCAACGTTTCCGATCGTTGCTGGTAGACCTTTGAGTCGTGTCCACAAGCTCGGTGTCTCTACCGGTGCATCTGTGTGCACCACCGTTCCAAAACCAACGTTGGTTGAAGGTGGTGGTTTGGTGCTGGCAGCCGCGGTAGCCCACACACCAGAGTAACCGAGTGGTGATGTAGCCTGTGGCCAAGCTTGGTAAGCCTTCCCAAGCAAGGAGTCGGTGTAGCTGTCATAGTTATGCAACCCTTGGGATACGTGTTGCATCCCGGTAGTTGGTACTCCACCCAGCTGTTGAGCCAGCGATATGGCAATGCCAGCAATCCGTCCCACCATCCCGAGTTGTTTGGGCGTCCCACGCCTCTGGGAGGCCAACGTGTCCAGGAGATGATGTGACCCGATGGCGAAACACTCCCGCTCCGTGACCTCCATGTAGGAACGTAGTCGAATGTCGTCCGTAACATCCGTGAGACGGCCGTTGTCGGCCAATAGCGTGGGTCGAACATTGGAGAATCCTGTGGAGGCCGGTGGTAGGGTAGGGAAGTTGTCATACATGTAGAACTGTTGGGTTGTGGTGAATGGTACTTTAGCCAGTGCAGTGGCGGGTAACGATCGTACGGACGGGTCGTCGTACTTGGGTACAAAGGCATCCACTCCGTTGACCACCGTTACATGGTCAAAGTTGTTGAACATGTCGGCGTACACCGCGTTACCAGTGCGGGGAGCCCCAAAGGACGCGGCGCTAAGTTGCACACTAGGAAACAGTGGGCGTAGAAACACATTGGCTATGAATAGGTGCATATGGGTCAACGCGCCACCCAAGCTGAATCCGGTGAACTGGAACCTGGATCCTGGGATTTGACTAAGACGAGCCATGGTCCCAAGGACCTCTGGAGTAAAGAGCATCTCCGTGCTAATATCCGCCAGTTCACCATGCAGTTCCAGGCCCGGTGGAAGCGCCCGGACTTGTCTCCCCAGTGGGCCGTCGACGTACAGTCCATCTATAATGTCCCAATTCTGCAAGACCGCAGTGCTGATCATGGCCACGACCTGTGGAGACTGAAGCTTATCCAAAGCTTCAGACAGCTTGTTCACGTAGGAAAGTGCCCGAAAGGGTGTCAGCCCACCACACAGCAATTTTATGCCAAGCTGCTTGTTTTCACTAAACACGAAGGGTCGACTTGCCAGTACAACATTTTTCACCGATCCACCCGGGCTCCCATAATAAAGTATGACACCGTGAGCACCGTATTGGGTAGAATCAACAAAACCAATCACAGTGAAAGGTTCAGGGGTGATTCGTTTACTCAAGTCGATGTCGGATGGAACTTCAACCATCGATCCTTGTCCAAACGTTTGAATGTCAATTCCCAATTCACAAGACGCCAGTGCTTTGTGTGGCGCTTTGGGCAATTGCTGTAGAATGTTACGAGCACTGGTGGTAGGATTTCCCCGTAGCGCGGATTCTGTTGATGCAATCTTCTGGGGTGAGTATCCACTACCTATCATGTAAGCACGCAGGATCCGCAGTCGGTTCTCCAGAGAGGACGTCGTCGCGGGCCACGCCATTAACAATTCTTGGAGTCGAGGGCGCGAGGTAGGCCGCCACACACACTCACCACCACCACCACGATTACACTGTTCCGCCGTGGTGTTCTGTAGGCAGCCTACACGGCGGTCCCGTGCTCGCTGGTACTGATCCAGACTTTTGGTATGTAGAACCGGCTCAGCGAAGGTGAGGTACTGTCTACCTGGTTTCCAGTTGCTGGTCATCGACAGACGCAATAACCGTATCAAGTTTGCGTGCCACGCGGGGAGGTGTACAATGGTACTCTGGAGAGACACTTTCTTCCGCTGTTTTATGTGTCTACTATCCGAGTCTTCCGGTGCAATTCCCAACCACTTCCGTAGATTGACATATTCCGTTACAGGTGGTGCAGCAGCAGCAGCAGCGATGGGTAGCTCCGCACTTTCTGGTGATTCATAATCATGCGGGTTAGCGCGGTTCCTGGACAGTACGTGCGAGGGGTGACAGAACACAATTTCTGGATGGAAGATGCCTTTACTGTGTGGTTCCACGTAGGTTGACGGTACCGGGTCACTGATGAACCCGTCTATCTGGTGCGCATCCATCAGTTCGCAAATGCTGACTGCCAACGTCCGGTCAATGGCATCTGAGCTACACCGGTTAATGGTGTGAGAACACGCGGTGCCTGTGCACACACCCTGGCTGCGAGGTAACTGAAAGCCCAACGCCTTCTCCACCTGTGTTAGCATCTGTTGTTGAATGGCACACGTCGTCTGCACCCCCATCGCAAATTGTGAAGGGTCCGGATGGTAGACAAGACGACATCTTTGATCCAGCTTCCTTACTACCACTGACTGGAGCCGGTTTCCGTAACACCCTCCCTGTCTTTGGTTTATACAATGGTACGCTGACCAATGTTGATGATTTGATCTGGGCCGAAAACTTGCGTGGTCTGGTAGGTGGTGGGAGCCTATGCACCGACCAGTTGGTGATGTACGCTGTGCGGTTGGCCGCCGATATCCCCCAGTACTTGGATTACGTGCCCACTGTCTACATGCGTTAGTCCAATACGTCCACCCCAGCTTGGTGCGCGTGCTTGACAAAATTCGTCGGTACTTTGAAGTTGGCAGCCTTAACATTGATGACGAGCTGTGGCTCCCGTTGCATAATCGGGACATCTACATTGAAAATTTTACCACGGGAGGCAGACGGGCTTTTTTATCACCCATGCCATACACGACAGAAAATCCGCACATTCACCGCCCACCACCACCGCACCACCACCGCACCGACCGGACCGCGGAGGAAGCTTTGAAACAATTATAAACAATTATAAACAACCGTTTTATTTTTTGGTGCTGGCGCAGTGCCACACGCACGCACGCGTGGTAATCAAAACACGGCGAGTTAGGACCGTAGACACATCTGGACCCAGACCCTCACCCAGGCACACGCCCAGGTCTGATGACCGTTCTAAGGTTGCGGTGCCATGACAACCATCGGTTAATTAAAACCGATGGTCCCCCCGAATGATTACCCGCATCAACGCCACATAGCTGAGGTGGCTCCACCTTCTCATTGGGCAGACTGTGACCAGAGGTGGACCGGTATTTTTCACAAGGGGACCGACTTAACCATCACCGGCGCCAGCATTAGTGGTGGTTCCACCCTCCACCCGCTGTCGTTTGGGGTTTGATTTTTTCTTCTCACCGCCACCACGTTACCACGTCACTAATACCGTATAGTCATAATCTTCTTTGGGGTGACCGCGTGCGTGTCTGGATGATCTGACATCATGGTCATGTGATGTGATGGTGTGCTGGAGGAAGGCAATGACTTTCTGACTGTGGTTAACGGTGGAGTGGTTTTCAACTATGAGTTTGGACCGATGAGCCTCCGGCCGCGGCCCGCGCGTGATAGTGCGGCGGGTCCGATCAGCCCCAGGCACAGCCCCAGGAGGAGACAGAGGTAAGGTTAGTGGTGGACTCGCACTGGGAAACCTGTCCATCTCCTGGTCTGGGCCTGGGGAGGATCAAACAACAAGGAGGTAGGTGGGTCAAACCGCACCACCACCACCACTTTGTGGGTTGGTCTGACCGTGCGTTTTCAACTGGTGTCACCTAATGGTGGTGCAAACATCTTATGCTGTGGTGAGCACGCGCCTCCGCATCACGGTGGTGGGCCTGGGCGTCAGGATGTCAACTTTTCAAAATAAATACAAAGTCTGACAACATTGGGTTAGGTTAGGTTAGGTAGATTTTACTTTTGCAAACTGGTTTATGTTAATGGACACCACCGTGACAGGTAATACAAACCCTAAACAAATGAGCACTAACCCTGCGATTGAGATTTTTTCCGCAGCGGAACTGTCTCCGTGTTGCGATAGGGAGGCGAGTACGATTCCAATCGCGTACGATGCACTACCTATGCCAAGTAGTACATCCAGCACCTTTTTTTTCGTTGACACTTCTGTCATTGTTTTATTGGTGCTCATTATATTAAAAAAACATCAGTAGTTCGTTTTGTGGTATATTTATTTTGTCGGTAACTGTTAACCACAGCATGGGTATCGAAAACACCCACTCACTGCCCTCGGGTCACGAGGATGGTGCCGTATCTACTTCTCCTTCTCCTTCTCCTCCTCGTGCCGTATCTACTTCTCCTCCTCCTCCTCCTACTTCTCCTCCCCCTCCTCCTCCTGCTTCCTCAACTGTGCAAACGCTGCCAGTGCAACTACCAATCCCACCTTTATCGTCATTGGTGCAATTCACACCGGACGACATTCTGCCCCCGGTCAAGTGCTCGTGAGAAAGGGAAAATGGGAACGGGACTCGTCCTTTTCTGTGGAGCGGACGTTGGAGCTAATTCATGACAACGAGTTCATTACACGCATCAACACCAATTTGGTGGAGCTGTATGTCAAAAAGAAGAAGCGGTACGGCGTCCTCTTAGCCCAAGTTGTGCAGAGTATTAGAAATGACAATAAGGAGATGTCAATGCTTGGCGGCATTCGGCACCCTGAGGAGCACTTCCCCATGCTGGTTGGAACCAAGTGCTGCAGGAGAAGCTGCGGGTACTGCCGACCTGGTTACCGCCAAGATAAACTGTCTATCACTGGGAGAGGTGGCCATAATCAACACGCGAAACTGCCTGATCCAGGCGGTAACCAATCCGGACAACGGCATCGTGTCTATTTTAGGGGATGAGCGGGAGGAGGCGCGCAGCGTGATGTGCCAGCAGATTTTCATACTTAGTAGGAATTCCTCGCTGTTTATGGACACGTTTATGAACTTGCTCCTTACAGGTGGAAGTGGTACTGGGAAAACCAAGTTGGCGAATGTTGTGGGCTACGTGTTCCAGAAGCTGGGTGTGCTGCTAACCGACAATGTGTTGGTTCTTTCCCCTGCAAGCCTCGTCTCCATGTGGGTAGGCTCCACCGCTGGGAGGACAATGGGCGTGCTGATGAAGGGGCTTGAGGGGGTGGTCTTCATTGACGAGGCGTACCAAATCGCGCGCGCTGGGAAACAGTCCCACGGTGACGAGGCACTCGGTGAGATTGTGAACTTTCTTGATAAGTATATTGGGTTGTCTGTTGTAATTGTTGCTGGCTACAAGGATGAAATGATGAAGAACTTCTTGGGCGCCAACGAAGGGCTGGCCCGCCGCTTCCCCCTGCGCCTTGACCTCTCTAACTACACCCCCGCCGACCTGTTTAACATCTTTTGGAAGACTGTCCACGCGAACCTGCCAGCCGTGGAGTTGGACACACCGCTCAAGCGCTACACCGCACGATGATCACCCGGTTGAATAAGTTCAACATGTTTCCGAACCAGTCGGGGGACATGCTGAATCTATCCACTTTCGTGGTGCAGGAATACTACAGCACCGGTCCCCCGACTCACACTTAGCAGTCACTGTCGGACTGTATAAGTACCTCGGGTCACGAGGATGCACAATGGACATAGCTTTGAATTAGAGGGGGTTTATTTTGTAGAGCTCTCAACCAAGTGCAAACAAAGGTGGCGCACACTGCGTTGGCGCCCACACTGCGTTGGCGCCCACACTGCGTTGGCGCACACTACGTTGGCGCGCTATTTAGTTACATCCATTGCAATAATACTTCTCACTACCACAACTGCCACAAACACAATCATCACAAGCATTCTCGCCCCCTGAACTGCCTAGCGACCCAGTACCTCCGCACAAGCCACAGTTCTTCGTCAGTGAGTACTCAGGAAAAACCTCATCTTTTTCTGTGTCGCCCTCGTCTTCTTTTTTTTTCTTGGCATCTGTTGTGGTCACCTCCTCATGCTCGACTTGCTCAATGTTGCGTTTCTTCTTGTTGCAGGTCATGTACTGGTACTGGTACTGATTCACAAGACTTTCGTACATATCCAGCGCCAACAGCTGCGACACATCCCCAGTGGCACGATCATGATGCCTGGGCGTGAAGAATATGTTCAGCTCTGCGCATAGCTTGAAGATAAGCTCTACCGTCTCCGGAAGTCCAGACTGGCACGCGTTCCATGCGACTTCATACAGATTGGTAACCTGCATTGAATACTCTTTTATCCCAGACTTAAAAGGGTTAGCATCGAAGAGCAATTGCACAATTTTAGCACGGAGAGCGTCTTTGCGAACTTCAGCCGTGCGGATTATGTCAGGCCCGGAGGCAGTCTCACAGTCCAACACAGCATATTCAAGCGCAGTCCATAGCTCGCGACCATTGTATCTGAACGTCTCAACCAGATAACGGGTAGAAGAGATATCGAGATCCTTGATTACCACATTGAGAAAACTCCTAATATCAAAAATAATGTTGCGGTTGGCCCTGGACATGGTGGTGGCCCTGGACATGGTTGGTGGTCACGGACGGTCCGGAGTGAGAAAGTGAGAATCTTTTTTTGAATTGAGTAGGCTGACTTCCTGGAGCGACACGGCCAGGCCATGCCAACCGCACTGGCCTGATTGGTTGGCCTGGCCTGGCCTGGCCGTGTGGGAGTGTGTGGTCAAAAAAAAATCCCCCAACTCCAAACTCCAACACGGAGGGATGTCCGACCGACCGACCGATGTTATGAACTAAAACTGTGTTACTCATGCCGGATCCGCGAAGTTCAACACCAGTTCTAAGTGTAATGGTGTCCACCACGTTGGGTCTCCGCCACCGTGTTGGGTGAGCTCACCGCCACCGTGTTGTTGGTGTTGTTGAATCCGTACGTGATGGGTGGCGTTGTTTTTGCGGACTAAACCATGTCCCCCCGGGGGAACAACAACATTGGCCACACTGCCGTCAAGCAAGAAGGTGTTGGTTGCTAGACTGATCACTCGGCCGAATCTCTCCAGGTGAGAACCCAGGTGAGAAACAGGTGGCGAGGTGGCCGGAAACTATAACACACATGCATAACATGGAAACAACCGCCATCTGGTTGAAGTAGACCACCACTCTCTCCAGGTGAGAACCCAGGTGAGAAACAGGTGGTGAGGTGGCGGTGTTGACCGGAAACTATAACACACATGCATAACATGCAAAAAGATGGAACCCCTCCGCCATGTGGTTGAAGTAGACCACCACCAGACCTAGACTGATCACTCGGCCGAATCTCTCCAGGTGAGAACCCAGGTGAGAAACAGGTGGTGATGGGGGTTGGTTAAGAAATAAAACAACCGCCATAAAACAACCGCCATAAAAAACAAAATGAGCCCAACACTACCATGCCATGTAGGTGACAGACGTGGATCGACTGTGCAGCGTCGGCGGAAGTTTTTTTGTCAAGCATGAAGTAAACCCATGTCTCACGTATTCACAGAAAATGTTGTCTCGGTCATGTCCGCGGAAACCTATCAACCGACTCCCGAAGGCGCACTGGTCGCGCGATTTAAGTCACAGACGGTCAACTACAACTTTGATGTGTACGGCGCCGGTATTGTAGGTGATAACGCTCTGGCCCTCACAGTCCCCCTCCCCGCTGGCTCAATCATCATCCGAGTCATTATCACCAGCACGGTACGGATCGCTGGCCCAACAGCAATAGGTCTGGGTATTGTTGCGGGCGGAGATATGATTGGTATTAGTGACATTATTGATAATTGGTGGAACACGGGATCCAGCTACGCTCCTTTAACCGACCCGCTTCCGGTAACCCCTACCGATATACAGGAACTCATTTTTACGTTTGAGACAAATGTCGCAACTGCTGGGGATGTTACGTTCACGATTGAGTGGATGTAAGTAAAATCCAGTTGGTACCGCTTTTGCAGTGGGACGCGTTGACGTGACCACCTCACCAAGGTCACGGATGCGAAGACTAGTGTTTTGCTGACACCGTTCCCGCGACGTGAGGTGTGGTGTTTCAAGCCGGGCAGTTTGGACCCGTGAGCCTGGAGTTTGGACCCGTGTCAAGACCTACCTGGAGTTGCTTGGTGCGCGGGCCGGACTGAACACAATAATAATTTTTACCGTACTTGAACACAATGCGTAAGCCGATTTTTTCACAAATCCATAATGCCGAAGAGCTTTTGACCCTCCACCGTGAACTTGGAGAACGTCTACTGCGCTTTGGTGCAGCTGATGTTGACGCAGCCTATATGGAATTGAAAAAAGATTTCCAGCAGTTACATGCGAAAGTCTGTAATCTGGAGAGGAGAATTGAAACGTTGGAAAACGAGTGTATGATGTTTTCCACCCGAGAAGAAAGGTGGGAAGTCCAGACGGAAAACAAACTGCATCAGGAGGAGAGGCGAGACTGGCTTGAGGACAACTCAGTATATGATATTTTTGTGTCTGTCGGCCAAGTGTGTCTGTTGAGTTTCTACATTTACGTGCTCAACCGGTTCTACATTTGGTTCTACATTTAGGTCCGGCCGACCTCCCCAGCCTAACCCTAATCTGTTGTCAGACTTTGTATTTATTTTGTAGTCCAATGTGTCCAATAAAAAGATGTCACACTATTATAAAAGCATGCCTTCTTGTCAATGTGTTCTTGAGAGCGGTAAACGCGCAGGCAAACTTTGTGGTAAAGAAAGCAAGTTACAAATCCCAGTGGGTGGTGACATCTCTGTGCCAGTATGCAGGAGACACAAAAACTGTGTCGACTATGAGTTGCCTGACACCGGGCCCTGCCTTCTTCTTGACAATGCCTTCAACGGTCTGCCCCGCCTGCAAAAAGTGCGGTCGTATGAGGTGGACATGGACGGTGGGCCTACGAAGTGGAATGATATGCTGGATGATTTCCGTGACGAAATGAAACAAACCGTCACGTATCTGCACGAGCGTCTCGGCAGTGGCACTATCCGTAAGATCCTGCGTGGAATGGCTTCGATGTTGAACTACTCTACGTTGGTGCTGTACCACAATGAAATGCGTGCGATTGCGAAGCACATGGACATGTCCCTGGGTGACATCATGCTACTGAACTTTACTTACGAAAGTGCTGCCCACTGCACCTCTGTGGTGACCACCGCTATAACGGGTTACGTGATCCACGGTCGTACACTGGACTGGAGTGCGCTGTTTTTGCGAAAGCTCAGTTGCCGCGTAGTTATGACCCGTGGGGGCTCGCCGGTCTACGAAACCTCTACATGGGCCGGCTTCGTCGGTGTGTTTACCGGTGTGCGTCGTGGAGTTTTCTCCGTCTCTGTGAATTACCGCGACACGGGTTCCTCCATGCTCTGGAACCTCCTCCAGGTCGTCACAGGAGCGTGGTCGGTGGGACTTCTCGTCCGTCACCTACTGGAGGACGACACTCTGGGTACCGGTACCAAAATGCAAGACTATTGGCACGTGAGAGACACGCTGGCAAACACGCGGCTGATTGCTCCCGTGTACTTCACCGTTGCCTTCCCACACAATGGTATTATACTCACACGTGGCCGCAATTCTGTGGATGATGAGGACCGACTCCATGAACCCATTGCACAGGCAAACATGGACCGAAACATTTTGGACCCCAATCTGGATTTCACCGACAGTTTGTCCCGCCGTTTTACCGCGGAAAAGCTTGGAGGGCGTGTCAGTCCCACTAAAATGGCCAGGATGTTGAACACCAGCCCTGTGCGCCATGAAACGACCATCTACGAGACAATAATGTACCCTAGCGCGTGTGAAGGTGAAGCGGCACTTGTGATGGGAGTGGCAAAATAGGGAGTGGCTAAATATTATTGTGTTCAGTCCGGCCCGCGCACCAAGCAACTCCGGATTGTCCGCATGGTGCGCGGAGCAACTGATGAGCTCCGGACTCATCAGTTGCTCCACTGAACACAATAAACACCTGTTTGAGATCTATTTTATTGTTACAGTGGAGGCTCTCGAAAATAACATCAACTTACCAGTGAGAGCCTCCACTGTAACCCACTGTCACAATAGAACCTGAGATCCGATGGCTGCGATCACCGACCACCATCGGTGACCGCGCCGGGAGGCACATCGGAGGTGGCTGGCGCGCCTGGCACCAAGCAGTCTCAACCACCCAGGTGGTCACCAATGAGATCCGATGGCTGCGATGCAAACCGGTCCGCTGCCACCGTGACCCAAAACGTGTAGTCCGCCTGGGTGCTGGCCTGGGTGAGACTATAACCCTACTGCTACTCATGTACTACACGTACTACCCCTGCTACTCCCCACCAAGTGGTGGTGGTGGTGGTGGTGGTGGTGATGGCTTCATTTTTTATATAGCGGTGGTGGTAAACAACACCATGGGAGATAAATTTTCCAAACCCAAACCGGTTCCGCACGCCGTGAGCTTTGAAGAACCGGAGATGCGGCAGGTGCAAACGCCGAAGGAATGTATCGACGCCGTCCAAACGAGACTGAAGGTCGTGATTCACCTTTTCGACGCTTACATGAGGAACCTCGTGCAGCGGCTAACCCTAACACCAAACGATTGGTTGCCGTACCTCACACCCGAAGCCGTGAAGCAGGAGTTAAAGGTATACCTTCCGGGTCGTGATACGGGGCACGATTACGCTCTGTTTGCAACCAGCCGTGAGGTGCTGCGACAGCTTTCCAAAACCCCTGGAAAAACTTTGGATATGCTAAACACAAAACTCACAAAACTGCAAAGTCTGTTAAACGAAAGTCTGTTAAACGAAAACGAAAGTCTGTTAAACGAAAGCGTGGTAAAGGCACTAAAAGATTCCCCTTTGTTGTTGTTTGTAATCGCTCTGCAAATGGAGCGAGAGGGAAAAGGAGTTTGCACAGAATCACGCATCCCGGGCTTCAAGGAGCGCTGGAGCACGAGTTACTACCTGTGGAAATATGAAATCGACCCAACCCAAGCGATCATGGGAGACAGTCATGTTTCTCAGGTCTTGGTGAGAGCGCTTGTGGGGTTTATGGAGCTGGAACAACCGGAAGACAAGGGGCGCTACATGGTGACGATTGCCCAACACAGCGTCACCGGTGACATGCTGGCGTTTGCCTCAGGGAAGGTTGGAGCCAGTGGTGCTACCGGTGCCAAGGGGATGGTGTTTGGTGAGCTCATCTGTTCGACCAAACAAGAAGGACTGGGCAAACTCATGGTCGCATCTATGATCATGGAAGCTGTTAAAAGAAAATATAAGTATGTTTTTATCTTCGCGGCGTTTGGTGTGCATGGCAAGCAAGCCGACATCTACGAGCGCTTAGGGTTCCGCATGGTGAGGGTGAACGAAGAAAAAACGCGAGCCAACGGCGAAGCGGTGCATGAGGGGTTCTCGACAAACTCTTTAACACAACAAGAACACGTATTTGGTCCCATGGTCCTGGATGTCAGTCTCGTCAATCTAGCCTGCTTCTGCACGGTCCTCACCGGGAAAAACTGGAGCTGTTCGCCCGCGTTCACATCGGCCGGAGGATACGTGGGGTCAACCGACGCCGACCGCACTGCGCGCATAAATCAGAGACTGCGCCAATTGCAGGGAACACCCCAAGATCGGCAAGAGCCTCTGCAAGTGCACAGTGGTGCGAAGCGCAAGATCGGCGATGACGAGGGACGGCAAATTAAAAAACCGCGACTACCGGGAAACCCGCCACCCGGCCTGCGCGGGGGGCTTAGACTGAGTTAGGACCACCGACAACACTATCCTGGTCAAGGCTCTAACCGTTTAACCCTACTGTACTACTGTACTACTGTACTACTCCTACTACTCCTGCTACTCCCCACCAGCAACCGGGTGGTGATGGGTGCCATCTCTATCTATATATTGTTGTGTTCACACCACTTGCCTAAAGCAACTTTTGAGTTTTAGACGGTGACAACTTTTCAACCACGCATGATGCGTTGGTTGACGACACCACCGAACAAATAAACGGTCCGGTCTTGGTCAAGAATAAAAATTGGGAAACTGGAACTGGAACTGGAAACTGGAAACTACTGTTGTGTTGTTTTGTTTTGTTTATTGTAATTTGTAATTTGTAATTTGTAATTTGTAATTTGAAAACCACCGTATAATAAAACTTGGTAGCTGGAAACTGGAACTGGAACTGGAGTGGGAAAGTGGAGACAGAAAACCAACCGACCGACCACCAGCAAGACAAGTGGTGACCACCGGTCCGGTCTTTGTCAAGAATAAAAATTGGGAAACTGGAACTGGATGGAAAGCATAGTTCTTATTTAGGTCTGGTGTAAACTGTGTGTTTGCCAGGCCGGTCGGTGACCACCCACACCCAGGCACACACCCAGGTGGTGGGGGCACGGGTTCTGTTGTTCACGCCTGGCACCAAGCCAAGCAGTCTCACCCACACGAAGCACAAGCCAACCGATGGTGGCTGGCAAACACACCGACCACTTGGGGAGGGGGGCCACCGTGACGGCGGTCGGACCGTTCTTATTTAGGTCTGGTGTAAAATGTGTGTTTGCCAGGCCGGTCGGTGACCGCGCCGGGAGGCACACACCCAGGTGGTGGGGGCACGGGTTCTGTTGTTCACGCCTGACATCCAAGCCAAGCAGTCTCAACCACCCAGGCACGGGTGACGAAGTAAGAATCAAGTTTATTTTAAGCAAGCAAGCAAACAAGATCTATTCTACATTTTCTTCCTCTTCCAGAATGTCTGGATGTTAAGGATTGCTCTCACGCGTTTCAACTTCGCCAACAGCTTTGCATTCTTACTTCTACATTGGTTCAGGTGGAAGTTATGAGTGTGCAAAACTTTCAGGGCGGCGTTCCGAGCTTGCAAAACTGAGATTTGCGCCAACAGGTCTGCACGCTCACTTTCACATTGGCGTGCAGACCGCGATGTTTCGAGTTTGCAAAACTGAGATTTGCGCCAACAGGTATGCACGCTCAGCTTGCGCCGCCACCAGTTGCGCCATTTGCGCCAACAGGTATGCATACTCGTTTGACATGTTGAGAAAATAAGAAAATGAAGTGAAAACGGAAATATTTGGGGAGATCTCAGAGTGTTTGCGAACGTTCTCAGAACACCCCGGGGGCCGTTTCAGACCGTTCTGAGAAATGTTCTGGGGCCGTTTCAGAACGTTTTGAGGAATGTTCCGGAAACGTTCGCAAACACTCTGAGCCCTCCAAATAAATGTCATAATTCTATTTTCTTAACACAATGAACACGTTGCCTGACGCGATGATTGTGCAGCATATAATGCTCTTTCTCGATTACGAGGGATGTGGTCGTTATGCGTGCGTGAGCAAGCAAACGAAATCCATCGCCATGGAAGATTACGGGTGGTCCACCCGGCATACTGTCCTGACTCTGCGCCATGCAGAAGAAACGAGGGATTTTTCTGCTTTTGAAATTGTGCCAGAATCGGTGCATTGGACGGACTGGGACTGGAACTGCGACGAGCCTTGCATGCACGTAAGTCATTACGTGAAGAGGACTTTGAAAATGACCAAGTTCTTCCGTTATGAGCCCGATCTGAGGGCGAAATCCATCATCTTGATGTATGATTTTTTGGCGCGTACGCTACCGTCGAGGGGCTCGGTGGTGATCGCGCTTCGCAATTTGAAGACAGTCGAGGACAGACTTGCTGTCCTGCAAAACATGCCAGTTCTGCATGAAAAACGGATTAAGAACACAAAGACCAAGAGAGACGAGTGCAAAGATTTGCTTGTTCAGGTACGTAAGCGTCCGCGATTCAAAGATGATTTCGCGCACGTTCTTCCCGCGGCGTTGAAGATGCGTTATACTAAGTAAGTCGAATAGATCGCTTAAATAAAACCGGATTCTTACTTTGACTAAGTCAGAACGTCTTGCTTGCAAATCTTTTTCGCGATGCAGTTGAGAAATAAAGATTTATTTTTCTTGAAAAAAGACAACTAAAAATCACGAGCTCGTGCGATGCTACTCAAAATCAAGAACTCGTGCGACCCTACCCTGTTTAATGGTCGCGAGTCGAAATTGCGTGGTGTAAAGGCGGGCAAACAATCCACTTCGATGCAGAGCGGTGAATCCGCGCAGGAAGCTTCTTGCATACTCACACTCAAGCGCATCACCACTATCTAGATTCGCCTTGCAGATGTCCGAATGTTCGGTAAGATCATGCATCAAACCCTGGAACTCGCAAATATTTATCTTTTTTATTCATTATTTAACTTTCTCAACAATGACTAAGCGCAATTCCGAAGCAATGGCCGAAGTATCACGCACGGAACGGGTGGGGCCATGGAACTGCTGCGCGGCTTGTCGGGAGACTCGATTGGATCGAATCGTGAGAAACTCGGAAGTCGAGAGCGCCGAATCAGTGGCCGCACCGCCCAACCCGGGGGTGTCACGCAAGGTGTATTTGGCCTTCTTTGCTTTCGAGGCTCTCGTTGGGGAGTTGTGGGACATGCCGGATGGACACGCGAAGAACGTAGCGTGGGAGAGACTCCTTGATATGCAAGACCTATTTCCTCCTGAGAGGAGCTGGCAAATTCTTCCCGCGGATTCACCTCCATTCACTGTTCGTGCGGGAGATGAGGAAGAGGAAGTTAAAGAATAACTGTTTTCTTGATTTCCTTACTTTGAAGATCTTAATAAACTTTTTCCCTTGATTTTTTTACTTAAACGTAACAGGTAACAGGTAACCGACCACTGTTGTTTGTGTTGTTTTGTTTTGTAATTTGTAATTTGTAATTTGTAATTTGTAATTTGTAATTTGTAATTTGTAATTTGAAAACCACCGTATAATAAAAAGCTGGTAGGTAACAGGTAACAGGTAACAGGTAACAGGTAACAGGTAACAGGTAACAGGTAACAGGTAACAGGTAACAGGTAACAGGTAACAGGTAACAGGTAACAGGTAACAGGTAACCGACCACTGTTGTTTTGTAATTTG